TACGTCGCGCTGTACTCAGTCGAAGACCAGTACCAGCTTTCAGATAACTGCGTAGCACCGCTGATAAGCGATAGGGCGTAGTTAATCTTGTACTTGTTGGCATAAATCATCATCAGTTCACCCAGTGAGGGCAGCCACCATCTACCCGCTGTCAGACCTTTACCGTTGGCGTTAGTACGGCTGTACTGGTTGCAGTAACCCGGTGCGTAGGCGGCGTCGCTGCATTCGGTGTGTGTCACCTGCGCAGCGGTCGAAGTCTTACCTTCCCAGTCGCTCAGCGCCGTTAATCGGTCGGTCGTTGTCTTACCACCCGCACTTACAGCAGCGCTACTCCAGTATAGTGACGTCTCTGTGGGCGCCACTACCAAAATCTTACCACCCTCTACTACCATTACGCCGCTAGCGATTTCTCCGCTGCTCTGGTAGCTTTCCCACTTATCAGGCTTAACAGCCAGCGGGTAATTATCTGATTTTCGGTGGAAAAAGATAAATACGCCGTCGTTCATAGCGTTAATATTCAAGCCGGCAAGCAGCGCTGTTTTGAGGTTCGCCAGCGTGATTTTGGTTACGTTGCCGCTTGCATCGGTAAGCGGTATGGCTTGGCTCGTAGTAACTGTCGTTACCTCTGAATAATTAGCCAGTGTCTTAGTTTTCTTTACAGACATAGTTAGTTACATTAAATTGATTCTAAAGTAGATAATATCCATGTAGTTGTACTGCCATTATTGTAGCCTAAAAGTTCGTAGTACTTACCGGCATTATAACCGCCCTGCGAAACAGTCATTTTGCTACCTATAGTGCAGGTGGATACGTCCATGCCGGTACTTACTTGTACGTTACTGGAAGCGCACGTTAGTATTAAGTCTACAGGCGTCGAACGCGTATGCACGGGATTAACGATTTTGATAACTCTCATTGTGTTGGTCTGTAGCTCTTGCAGGGTTACGTCAGATACATCATAACAAATTGAGCCATTGGGCACTCCGGTATCTACGGTGCTTAATTTAAGATTCATCGTAGCTGCCGTTATATTGCCCTGCACGGTCACGTTATTAAAAGTACCGGTATTACAGGTTACTACGCCGTCCTTGGCTTGGAAAATGATAGTACCAAGGTTATCCTTCATCTCTATAGCCTCTACACCCAAATTCTTAATCAGGGCGTAGGCGGCCAGCAGGATATTGGTAGCGATAAGTTCTACCTTGTCTCCAAGTTGCCAATACTTGTTATTAACGTCCTCCGTACTGCCCGGATAGTTCGTAGCTGTCTTCTTGTGTGACTTTACACAGCTGTAATAATTGCTGTCGTAGACTACGCAGTCCTTGTAGTCTTCGGCATCTGCACCACACTGGAAGCTATACCCTACTACCATATCCTCCCATGCCTGTGGGCCACGTAGCGCCGGACCTCTGCTACCTTTGTCCCCCTTGTCGCCTTTTTCCCCCTGCTCTCCCTGCTCGCCTTTGATACGTACTACCGTCCATGCTTCCCAGACGCCATTAACTCTCGTCTTTGTGGCCATCCACACAGCGTCTGTTGGGTCGTCGCTCCAGTCTTCGGGGTTCTCGTTGGGGTCTCCAGGATATTCAAGTGCTGAATATTCCACGTCGAAGTTAGCGGTATCAGCCATTAAAATAGGCTCCGTCCAGTCTCCTTGTGGGTCTTCTCCGTCACTCGTAAATGTACGTCGGCTCATCCACAGCAAACTGCTCGCTACTTTGGCTTCCGGTGCATCGGTCCAAACGTAGGTATCGCTGCCAGACGTTACAGACCATCCGCTACTCGGTGGATTCGGTTCGGCGTAGCTGCCCTGATCACTCGTGGGCGGCTGTGGCTGCCGCGAGTAGCGGCAGAAGACGTAGCTAACTACAGACGTTTGCCCGCTGTCTCCCTTGTCCCCCTTGTCGCCTTTTTCTCCGTAGGTGCCTATTATCTCCGGCCCGATAATTTCTTTTGTTTCATCGGTCCAGATTCGTAGCACAGCCTTCCAGTGGTACGGCTTTTCTGCCGTCGGCGTCTGCGGGGTAGTCGTCCAGCCAACTTGTATCATAGACGTAGTAATAGTGAGGTGGCTTGTACTGCTCTTGGAAAGGCTGTAATAGCACACCTCACTTTTAATACCCAGTCCGGTATCGCCCTTCGTACCTTTAAGCAGATACTTAACACAGCGGGTTATCATCGTGCCCATAGGTCCTAGTTGTTATTAGTCTACGCTTGTAATTGTTATATTGACGTCGCCGCCTGCCTGTGCGCAGTCGCTGCGGGTTACTGTGTGGCTCGTCTTAGCGGTCGTTCGGTCTGATTCGCTATTTAAGTAGACGCCGGCGGCGTCCTTTACCACAAAGTAAAATTTCGTATCAAGCGCCTTCGTTGAGGTGCCACGCTTCACCACTACTGGAGTATAAGTTACTTCGCCGTTACCGCTCGTATCTTCGGTTATCGTCTCGTCCTCCGGTGACGGGTGCGGGTCAATATCGTAGGGGTCCGAAGCGTCCATCACGCCCTGAATATCGGTGCCGATTTCCACGCTGGCTCGGTAGACGTGTACGCGGTATTCGCCGTAGGTGTTAATATCAGATGCCGCCACCGTGATGCTTTGCGCCGTTGAGCTTAACGCTTCCCATCCGCTACTGCCCATCTTCTCCCAGCTATAGGTAAGGTCCTTGCTTAGGGCCTCCCCGCTCTGATAGGCCATAGCCTTTAAGATGCAGCTACCGCTCTTGTCAGTGATAACAAAATTTTTTGCATCTCCTGCCACGATAGTTACACGGTAGCTGCTTCCAGTAGCCTGCTGGATCGGGATAGTATAGCTAGCCTGTATCTGGTCGCTCTGCGTACCATAGCTAATCGTGGCTACCATCTTGATAGTAGCGGGTGCGTAGCCAGACAAAGCGGCAATATTCTTCACAATCTGCAAGCCGTAGTACAGCTGGTCCCCCGACGGGGCTATAGTCTTAAAATAGCCTGCATAGGTACCGGTGCTTACACCACCGCTAAAGGATAGCTTTTGGCCATTAAAATAGTATTCGATAGCGTCGGGATCCGCCACGCCTTCGGCCACGCGGGAAGACGTACAGACAAAGTATAATATAGGCATCGTCGTTTCGAAGTCCGGGTAGATAGCCGTTACATCGTTCGTGGTGCCTTCGTACTCCTGGTATAAGTCGCCACTGGGCGACATGATTAGAGCCGTATAGGTGCCGGCTTTGCTTGTGAACTTAATAGTTCTGCTTGTGCTCGCTGTACTCATTATTCAGTCTCTTTTTCGCTAATAGGTTCTTCTTCGTCGGCCTGCCCCTCCTCCGTTACGGTCTCTACCGTTTCGTCGGCAGTAGCGGTGTCTTCTTCCCGCTCGGCTTCGGCGGGTTCAATAACAAAAGTCTCGTCCTCGGCCGTCGGAAGTTCACGTACTACCGTGCCGTCTTGCTCTTCCTTCGCCTCCTTTGCAGACAGCGATATAGCGCCGATTTTCGATAAGATCTGCGGAAGGTCAATAAGACGCCCAAACGCTAACATATCTGCCTGCCACAGCAAATAATTACCATCAGTTACTCTGTTTCGCACGCTCTCCAAGTGCAGGTACTGCGCTACCTTGTAATTAGCTTTAATGTATCTGGCCATATTAAAAAAATTTAGTGGATTAAAATTACGTTTCCGTCGGCATCACAAATTACGTTTCCGTCGGCATCAGACCAAGCGGCTGCCGCCCCTCTGTCTACCACGTCCAGCCCGATTACAGCGCCATAGCTATTATCCATCGGACTTGTACTAATTGTCGGGGTAAGCCCCTGCGCCACCTGCGTGTAGTTGAGGCTACCACTTGCCTTATTCGTAGCGATATACCACAGCGGCAGCAGTTCTTTTTCGGGGTCGCTGATAATTCCGTTTACGTCCCTAATTACCGCCACTGGCGACACCACCTCCGTGCCCGCGGGTATGTTATCGGGCGTGCCCGTAATATCGTATTCGTACTTCGGTATTCGACGGATAAAAGATGCGGCCGCCTGCGGGGTGTCGTCGGATAATTGTACGTTCTCCGGCGTGCCGTCGCTGCTGTACTTACAGCGGCAGCGTAGCTGTAGTTCGTCGCCCATCAGACGGCGATTAACAGTGGCCGCGTTTCCTGATACGGCTACGTCGTAGTCTAATACCTCGTCTGCGCCTATTGCGTGCCAGGTGTTGTCGTCGGCCATCTCCTCCCACGCCAAAGCGTACTTGCTCGTATCCGTGCAAATCTTTCCGCCCACGTAGACAGTGGCCGTTACGTCCTGCGTGTCTGGGTCGCTGAGCGGGTTATAGATCGTCTGCTCGGCTGCGTCCAGCTCAACACGCACCGCCTCTGTGGCGTTGCTACAATCTATCCGGTAGGTGCCACGGATAATATGTATCTGATTCGTGCGGGTGTCGGTGTACTCGGCGTAAAACTCTAGGGTAATTGGGGCCTTCGGCTCTGCGTTTTTTCGGACTAAAATACGTCCTGCACTTGTGCCGGTAGTCGTAATTGTGTAGTTAGTATTATCGGTAGCTATTAGCGCCCGTGTGCCGTTAATAATCTCGTACCAGCGGATATTAGCTAACTTGTGATTAACACTACCCGCGTTAATTAGTTCCTCCTTATCCAGCACCGATACGCTGGGCTGGATAGCCAGCGGCGTTAATTGGTAGTCGGGCGTATATTCCGGGACGTCAGCGTTATAGTTCTGTCGTCCCGGTACGCTGCCGTCTACACTAATTGCTATCTGTAGCTGTAGGGGCTTGTAGTTAAAATCAAATCGCCTTGTCTTCATAGGATAAGTTATCTACTAATACTCAAAAACTGCGCTTTCGGTACCCACAGCGGCGCCCATACCATCTCGCAGCGTTACCGTAGCCGTGAATTTGATAGCAGCAGGGGCGTACCCGTTAAAGTCGCAGTCGGCCGTAGTTAAGGCCAGCTGCTTGCCTGCTCCGGCTCTCTTGATAGCCCAGTTATTATCGCTGTCTACCCGTTCGTTTCCGTCGGCATCTTCGCTGTATCTGGTCCAAACTACGTCGGCGTCTAATATATCTTCTGTTACGTCCTGATTATAAAGCTTAGCAACAATCTTTAGAGTTACGGCGAAGCGGTCAGCGTCAAAGATATAGTCGGTATCCTCAAAATCTACGGAAAAGTCGGGGTTGCCCTCCACCATAGCCCAGTCGGTATTATTCCAGGCTGGTGTGGTGGTCGTGCCCGTCTTCTGGCATCGCCACTTACACCCCATATACCAGACGTCCGATATTTCGTACTGGCCCGTCGTGGGGTTGAGGGCCTCTGCATAGTAGCTAGCACCCTGCACAAATAGGCCTCTGTCTACCACTTCGCTAATCGGCTTTCCCTGGTAGTCCATGCGTATAATATCTTGCACGATAAGACCGCGGGCGTATATGTAGTCTTGGCCGTCGATTATCGGAAGGTCCATAGACTTAATAAAATCGGGCAGCGTACCTATAGTGCTGCCGTAGTTACCGTTATCCAGTATTGGCTTAGTTACGCTTGTAAGACGTACTATGCGGCCTTCCGTGCTGGATAGATAGATACAACTTTGGCGGGTAGTGTCAGTCTGATTGCCCCATCTGGCGATATTCATCGACACAGACGGCGGGTAGTTCTTACCACTCGGTACGTCGTCGTCAGCATACAGCGACACTTCTATATAGTTGTTGGCAGTATTGACGTTATTTACCCTCATCCAACTTGTATAGTACTGCCCTGTGCCGGCTGCCAGGGTGTTAATAATGCCCTTTAAGACGTTGTTAGCCGCCTGTGCGGTAAAGTACCCGTCCCACTTACGGCGAAGATGCAGCCCGTAGCAATTGTCGCCCAAATCGTCTACGCTCTCTATCGTATCTGATTCGGTCAGTATCTGGTCGCCCTCTATTGCAGACAGACGATTTATAATTAGCTCCAGGCACTCAAAGTAGCTGCGGACGCGGACGCTTTCGAACTCGGCGTTTCCGTCGGCATCTACACCTGCGCCCTTACCGGCGTACAGCGACTTAACAAAGTCACCGAAGGCAGCACCGCCGCCGAAGGTAGCCAGTCCAAGTACTTTTATAGCCTGTTCAAAGGTTATGTTACCGGCGGCTGTGTCGTCTATCAGTCGCGACAAAAACTGCTTCCTTACCGGGCTGTCTTCGCTTAGATCTCCTGCCTCGTCGGCATACCCGGCTTTAACTTTTTCGGTTACTTGCGCTACGGTCCCGTCGTCGGCGTCGCGAAGCTGCGTAAGATATTGGTAGCCCTCGCTGTCGGTCGTTATTTGGTCCAGTGCGTCCATGTTGGCGTGCGTATGGCCTGTAGCGGTGTCGGTAGCTGCGCTACCTGCGGCGCTGCCACCCGATATAACCGTAGTGCTGGCGGTCGTTCCTATGCCAATCTCCCGCAGTCTCTTACTACGGGGTCTCGGCGATCTGGTTACAGTCTTTTGGGTATATTGCTTATCCATCTTTAGCCCTCCTTCCCGCTGTACTCATCAGGCCTAAACTCGCAGTACTCGGCCTCGGTGCAGTCCGTTATTAAGTTTTGTACGTCGTTCATCAGCATAAAGCGCTTGCCTTCTTGGTTCTGCTCGGTGTAGTAGTGCAGGCCTCCGTCTATAATAGCTTCGCCTGATAGGGTAGTTTTTCTGTCAGCATACTGGCTGTGCAGCGTGCCGATTAGTAGCTGCTCCGGGTGTTCCGTCCGCCCTGCTCGTGACAGCTGTAATATCTGCTGCCCTGTGTCGGTTCGGCAGAAGATGCCCTTAGCTGTGGGGCAAACGGCTGAGGCGGTGCCACAGATAGTGTCTATACTAATCTCGTCCTTGGCGGATTCGTTAATATAGCCCTGGTATTCTACGTCCTCTAATTCGGCATCGTCGAAGACCAGGTTATAATTTACTACATCTACTACCGGTGCCTTGTACAGGCACCACCGAAGTATATCGTAGATGCCCTTCTTGTCCCAGTGGCTATTGCTGCTGCCCCATTCACAGCTATTACCATAGTCGTAGCCATAGAAGCCCGCTCTAATCTGCACTTCCAAGTATCCAGCTACAGGCGGGTAAGGTAAGTACTCCCCGTCGTCTATTAACTTAAAACTTGGATACAGATTAGCCTTAGTACGTCCGCCTTCACCATCGGGTCTGCCTATGCAGTGGCGGTTTCCGCTCCAGTCTCTAATACCGGCATCTTCCTTCTGGTCGTCCGTGCTGTAGTACTCTAGCCAGCAGTCGCCGCCAGGATCCGCGCCGGCCACCCATTCACCGGTCTGCCCGACGCTGCGGCACTTAGCAGCGCCCATCGCTATAGACTTATTACGGTAGTGGTACAGGGCTTTTCCGTCCTTGTCATACAGCGTTATGGCCGCCGGAAGGAAGACGTAGCCGGACCAAACCTTTACCTTGTTGTCGTTGCCTTCGTCGTTGTCCTCTGTGCTGCCGCTAAATGGATTATAACGGGCGTCTAAACAGATTTCTTCCATTACCCTTATGCGATACTTAGCTGCATCGGCAGAAGCTATGTAGGGCAAAAACGCACGATTAGACGTAAGCACCTCCTTAGTGCTGGGATGCGGTATGCTTGTATTACCCGTCGCCCATCTCGGCCAGCCCGTACTTAGTGCTCCGTGCCCGCCCGTGCGGAAGGCATAGGCTACGCCGCTGCACTCAGATACGCCGCCTGTCATTGGTAAGATATGAAAATACATATTACCACCTATACTGGCCAAACCTGTACACTTTCCTTCGGTCTCTGTAACCGGCGAAAAGATATTAAAATCTATCAGGTTATAGTCCCAGTTCGTGCCGTCTGCTCGGTTGTCTTCGCTGTAGTCCGGATAATAACTTAAGCATCGCCCCACAGCCTTACCGTCTTCTGAAATAACCGCCCACTGGTTAGTAATGTTGCTGTACTGCACGCCGTAGCCGGCGCCGTACTCTATTTCTCCGTCCAGCAGGGTGCTGCTGCTATAGGGGCTAAAAGATACCGTTATATTATTGGCCACCTTGTCTACCCCCATCGTCTGGCTGTCTCCGTCCCAGGTTATTTCTGTGGCTGCGCCCTTGGTATAAAGCCCATTGAGGTCGTAGATATAAACTACTCCAAACCGCTGCACTATCTTGGCTGCCAGTGGCTGCAGAATACCTTCCACTACCTCCTCCAGGGTTGAGGCCTCGCCGTCTTCGTCTATAAAGTTATCGCTACGTATAGACAAAGCACCGCCGGTAATAGCGCTGCCATCGGCAAAGGTCGTAGTAATATAGTCGGTGTTAATACTGCTGTAGTTAATACCACTCTGCTGTAGGGCGTAAGTAATAATATCCAGCAGACTGCAGATGCCCGTCAAGTCGTACTTTAGTCGTTCTAATATGCCGAAGTCGCTAAAGGTAAGGGCCACGGTATAGCCCTTTTCCTGCTCGTAGGGTTCTTCGTAAAATTCAGGATCCAGGCAGCCACTCCAGTACAAAGCACCATCTTTATACAGGTCCATACGGATATAGCCTGCTTCGATACTGTACAGGTCCTCGTATGTTCTGTCGCCGGGGCTGATAAGCTTTATTGTGGCAGTACTGCCGCAGATTACCTCTTCTTTATCCTTGCGCTCGTATTCGATTTCTACCGGGGTGCCGGCGTCGAAGGTCAGCGCTCCTACGGCATTAAAGGCGGCGTCTGCCTCTTGCAGCAGTTCCACTCTCCAAATAGTACCGGCTTGGCTAACAAATTCACCTTTATATCTTAGATACTTCATAGCTTAACTTCGCTTAGATAGGTTATCTACTCTGTTCAGTACGCCACGCAGTACGCGGCCTTCCAGGACAAACTCTACTTTACCTACTCCGCCGTCTGTCGGCTGTATCAGGGTGCGCAGCTTATCAAGTGGCGCTACTACCTCCGGATTATTACCGGCGCCTGCATATTCACCAAAGATACCCAGCGTAGGACCATAGGCTATACCGCCTTCCGCAAACTTCGGGACGCCGGCGGCTATTACTGCAGCCTCCATAGCGGCCGTATAGTCTGCGGCGATCGCGAAGCCTACAAAGGGTATAGCAGCGTGTGCGGCCATATATTCGGCGGCGGCTAATTCGGTCCAGCTGGCGGTCTCTAATTTGTTGGCCGCTATCTGCACAGCGGATGCCTCGGCGTTGGCGGCTGTAGACACACCTCTGGCGGTTGCCTCTGTTGTCTCTGCTCCTGCCTCTACGCCCTTAGCAGATGCGTGCGCCGTACTGGCAGCGCTGAGCATATTTATTATACCTACTATAGACTGTATACCGTCGTAGATCTGCAAAAAGCCGTCGATAATAGCGGTAGTCTTCTGCCAGGCGTTACCACTGCCTTCTATTGCGTCTGCTATGCTCTGGACGCCGTCGCCCATACCCTTTAGCCCCTCGTAGCCCTCTCGCATTGTGCCAAAGGTATGCACAGACTGCTTACGCCAGTCTTCATAAGTGGCTATCATACGCTGTATATCCTTCCGCTGATTATCAGTTACCGGGTTACTGGTGTCGTCTAATAGCTTCTGTAGGTCTTTGATTTTACGGGTTAGCTCCTCAAAGCCCATTGCTTTAATCTTTACCTTTAGCTCCTTCTTACTCAGGCGGCCGGTATCGCTAATCTCCTTCTGCATTGTAGGTATCTCAGCGCTCAGCATCAGTACCCGTCGCTTAGCCTCCAGTTTATCTATTACTTGCTGTGTGTTGGCTATCTCATCGGCAGACTGCTTCTGCTGCTTCTGCTGATAATAGCTAATAGCGTTATCCAGTTCCTCTATCGTGTTGAGGGCTGATATATCAGCAGGGCGCTTTAGCTCTTCTAGCATATCGTCCCACGTCTTCTTTAAGTCGTTGAGGGCGTTAATCTGCTTCTGTATCTCGGTGCGCTCTTCGGTGGTGGCAGTCTCCAGCAGGGCGTTGTAGTACTTTAGCTCTTCGCTTAACTGTTGGTAGGATTCTATCTTCTCAATCGGTATAGCCGTGTGGGCGTTGCTCTCCATCGCGCTGCGCAGTCTGCCCAGGCGCTTTATCTCGGCGTCGATACCGGCTATATCTTCGGTGCTTGCCTTCCGTCGTAGCTGCTGCTGGTAGCTGATTTCCTTGTCTATATCCTCCAGCGTGGCTAAAGTCGTAGGACGGTCTAACTGAGCCTGCGTTAGCTTAATCTGTTCGGCCTCGTCACTCCAAGCGGCAATATTCTTAACTATACCTTCGCGCTCTTCCGCAGACGCCGTTAAATAGCTATCCTTGGCCTTGTTGATAAGGTCGTTAAGTTCCTGTAGGCGGGTCTTCTCCTTCTTGGTGTTGTTGCCTCCTGTAAGGTCCGGTCTGGTCGCAGATCCGTGTACTGCCATCGTCAAAGCTCCGGCCTCCTTAACAGCATCGGTTAGCTGCTTATTCAGTTCGGTTATCTCCTGCTGATTGCTCTTAACGGTGGCTTCTACCTTCTCAAGTTCACTCGTGCCCGGAAGTTCGCGGGTGTTCTTTTTGCTGTATAGCTGCCCGGCAGAATTATACTCGGTGGTATAGAAGGTTTCAGTATCGCGTTTTTTGCTATACGTCTTCTTGGCTCCCTTATCATCGTAAATAAGGTTGTGGTTCTCCTGCTCCTTCTCGGCTATTCGGGACGCTAAATTACGTGTTTTAGCCTCTAACACCATCTGCCGGCAGTAGGCTTCACTATTAGCCACCAAAGCCTTGTACCAGTCTGATACGGTCTTATAGTAGCCCATAGATTCACCATAGGTATCGTTCATCTCCTCTACCAGTTTCTTCTCCTTCTGCTTCGTCCCATGAAAATCTTTCAGCGTGGCTATATCAATCTTTAAGGCGGCTGTGGTGTTCTTTAGGGCTGTAGCTTCGGCCCGCTGCTGCTCTTCGGCGTCCTCAGCTTTGCGCTTGGCTCGTCCGGTAGCGTCCAGCAGGTCGTTGGTACTGTCGGTGGCCTCGTCGGCGGCATTAACAAAGTGCTCTACGATTGCAGTAAGGGCAGCTATCGCGGCACCTACTACCGTTGAAATAAGCAGGCCACGGATAGCTAATTTAAGGGCCACGGCTGAGGCGGCAGCACTACGATTAGCCACAGTCAAAACGCGGGTAGCCTGCGCCGCCTTCTTGGCGTTCAGGCCGGATAACAACAAAGTTGCGTTAAGTACTTTGGCCTTTATGTTCCAGGCGGCTGCGGCGGCCGTGGCGGCCTTTACGCCCATCGTAAACTTAACTACACCGCTGAGGGCCAAAGTTGTGTTGGCTGCTATAGTTAGAAACGGCATGGCACCTTGTACCAGTCCGCCCATCTTTTCCTTAATATCCCCTAAAGTGTTCTCTAGCTGCTTCTGCTTACCTACGTCGGTCTGCGCTAAAGCCTGATTCACGCCACCCACGGAAGCCTCTACCACCTCTGCCAGTGTGGCGGCTCTTTCCTCTTCCGTGCCAAACTTCAAAATCTTTTCCTGCGCAGCATCGAAGGAATACCCATAGCGGCTTAGTGCTTTGGTCTGCCCTTCCATCACCTTGCCCAGCATCGTAGCTATCTGCGCTGCGCTCTCCTGCGTGGCGTTAAGTCCGTACTGCTGAGCTACCATATCATTCAGCACGGGTATTAGCGTTTCCAGGCTCTTGCGCTCCTCCAAATAGGTAGCTAACTCCTGAGCGCCTGCTAACTGCACCTCATCGCCGATTACGCCCAACTCCTGCTGCGCTGCGCAAAGGTCCTTAATGCTCTTAATATCCTCATCACTGGCGCCCATCGTGTTACGCATATTGGTGGCTAACTTCGTCTCTGCCTCTATCTGTAGGGCGTAGGCGTCCGTTAGTCCTTTCAGCGCTCCGTGTAATGCCTGGATACTTTGCTGCATCTGGTCTATACCGGTAGCCACCGCAGCAAAGTTAATTGCTCCGGCATTCAGTTTTTGGGCCTCGCTAACCACTGAACTTACCGCGGTCTTAAAGCCCTCGGCGTCCTTGGATAAGTCCTTAAAGCCCTTGCCATCGGCATCAAGCTTAAAAGTTATAGATATTGTGCTCTTGCCTGCCATGCGATTTAATATTAACAGTTACGGCGTCTTTTTACCAGTTCTTCAAACCTCTTTTGGCTCTCCTTCTTAGTAAGCTTCGGCTGTTCGGTTGTGGCGTGCGTCTTATGATCCCACGGCAGTGGTATTAGCGCTCTCGGCGTAATTTTCTTTTTCAAGTGCGGCTGCACCAAAATAGTAGCTACGATTCTGGCACGCTCCCAGTCGTCTTTTTTGCGCTCCTCCTCTCGCTCTCCATAGGCCTTGCAGATAGCCTCAAATTCTTCTGTCGTTGCGTTGCAGAAGGCGTCGAAGGATAAACCGATACAGCCCTGCGCTATGCCTAATAATTCAAGTATGCTTAAAGGCTTTTTTTTTCGTCCGCTTGGCCGTTGTCTCCCAAACTGGACTTAATAGATTGTTCCCATTTGTCTACGTCCTCTGAACTTATGCTATCGGCAAAGTCCATCAGCGTATAGTCAAAGGTCCGGTGCTCCCTACGGCAAGCGGATGCTACGCAGCACCATAGATATGTACAAAGTTCGCTCAGTGAGCCGTCCATCTGTGTTACCTCGTGGCCGGTCTCTTCGCGGAAGCGAAGCATAGCCCCCATAGTAGGGCTACAGGGGTATGCTTCACCATTGATAATAATCTCCAGGCGCTTCATTACTTATCTTCCTCGCTAGTTTCCTTGCCGGGGTAAATCTCCGGCTCGCCGTCGTTCTCCAGTGATCCTGTATAAGTAGCATCGTCCTGCGCAGGACTGGTCTCCTCCAGTGATGCAATAACAAAGTTACCCTTAACGTAAGGATTCTCGGCCCCTTCACGTTCGAAGGCTTCTACCTCCACACTGGCGCCCTTGCCCCATTTGGATGCAATTTCGCTAAAGCCGTTTTCGTCTTCGTCGTAGAAGCGCAGGCCTTCAAAAGAAATTGCGATACTCAGGCCCGTTACGCCCTTGTTCTTCCAAAGTCCTGCTGTCTTACCGGCGCTTGCCGACGGCTTAACTGCGCGGTCCTTGGTTTCGCTGTTTAATGTTAAGGTGTGGGAAGTACAGTGCCCCACTGCCTTACCTGCCACTTTCAGCAGCAGGTCACTACCGTTAATGTAGTTGCTCATAGTTTTCTCTAATTAGATTCTAATAGTAAATACTAGCTGTTGCACAAAGGCATCGTCCTGCCAGGCTTCCTCGCTGTCGGACAGATAACAACTACGCATTGCTAGCCCGTCTACCTGCGCGGCCTTGCCGTCCAAAGCATCTCGGACGGCTTCTGCCAGTTCTACACCTTCCGTATAGTCAGCGGTATAGCAAAGTACCTCTACGGCTACCTCGTCCGGTCCTCTACGCTGTTTTACAGGGTCCTGCTTTAGCTGCATACGCCGGTAAACAATATAGGGCAGCTGGCTATCATCTTCTACCACCGGGTAGACCTTATTAGCCCGTGCCATTACTTCCTCGTCCTCCATCAGGACGGCGCGGATAATTTCGCCTGCGCTCAGACTGGATTTATTTGCAGCCATACTTCTGTGCTATTCGTTCTACGTTCTGTCTTACCTGTGTGTGCAGATCATCTGTTACGCTGTTCTTAACGTCGCTGAGTGTCTGCTGCATAAAGCCAAATCTTGGCATACGTCCGGTCCGGTGCGAAGCTCTGAGGCGGCTTGCCCTGCGGGCATTACCCTTCTTGGATTTCGTCTGTCGTTCCTGTGTACCCTCTTCTGCCCAGATTAGTACCGGCTTTAGCAGGCCTTGTCTGTTCAGGTGATACCCGGCAGTGCGCTTACCCTTTAGGGTGCCTATTGTTACCCTAAAGCCGGCAGTGCGCTTAAATACTATAGCGCGGATGCCGCTTTCCAGGTCCTTATTGCTTCGTAGCTTGCCGCGCAGGTTATTAACGGCTGTCTTGCGTACTTCGTTAGCCTCCCGACGGAAGGCGCCCTTTAACGCCTGTAGTCTGCGCTTCGGCTCCAACTCGGCAAATAACTGCTGTAGCCTCCGGTCGTCGTATGTTATTTCAGCCATAGGTAAAATTACTCGTTCACCCGTTCACAAATTAAGGTAAGCATACCTCTATCGTGATTGGGCACTATAGCTACTACGGTGTACAGATAGCCTCCTAACTGCCGTACCCTCCAGTGCTCGTCCACCTTATGTACGTCTCGGATGTTATAGCTGGCGGCGTAGTCTGCAAAATGCTCTCCTACTTCCTCGCTGCGGTGTCCGGCCATTGTTACTCTCTCAGCCCATACCGTCTTAGTTAGTTCGTAGGTCACTTTCTCAGCCATACGCCCTGCTGCCCTCTTCGGCTCCAGCAGTTGCAGCTTATACTTTAGCTTGCCTGCTCTCATTCCGTAGTGCTATTAGTGTCGTCAATCAGTCGTCGGTAGGGCTTAATTAGGGCACCCACGGTATAAGGTACTTCTGCCATCTGCACGCCGCTAACTGCCTCCCTCTGATTATACCAGTGTCCGGCGATAAGTAATACAGCCTGCTGTAGCATCACGGGTAGCTTACCGGTATCTCCGGTCAGTTCCTCTGCAGTCCGATTGGTGGCCTTGGCCACATACTCCTCCGCTGCCTCCAGCAGGTGCGTTAAATACTCATCGTCGTCGCTAAAGTCGTCAGCGCGGACGTGCTTTTTAAGTAGCTCTAAACTCGTTACTGCCATAATTAAGTCTACCTTTTAGTTACTCTGCGCTCGTCTTACCCAGCGCAAAAGCCTCCTTACGCAGCGTGGCAGTGCCAAAGCGTGCGTTAAGTACAAAGTCTACGCTATTCTGGCGTGCCAGGGTGTAGGGGTCCACGATAAAGTTAAGCTGGCCGAAAAAGCCTGCCGCCTGGTAGCTCCAGTCGCCGAAGCCAATATAGCTTTCGCCGATTGCGGCCGTAGTAAATACGGGGAAGCCCAGGATCATATCGTTTTCGCACACAAAGCGGCCGCTGCCGGCATCTACCTTCACGTCACAAAGAGCAAATTTCATGGCGTCAGTCATTACCCAGCAGGGGTTCTTCAAGTCTACCTTAGACGCTACAGCCGCTACCATGCTGAGTAATTCTGCACGGGTAGGCAGCGTGGCCTTAAAGGTCGTAGGCGTAAGATCGACAAAGGGACCCTTTACCTTACGCTCGCGGGTGTCACCCGACTTGTTAATAGCGTACTTGCCCGTCGGGTCAAACAGCGTGTCGTTGATTACGTCGATAATAGCCGCGGGTGCCTCAGACTTAACGACGCTTTCCACAATACCCTCGCTGTCTTCCAGTTCCTCACGGGACACCGGGATAGCGATACCCAGGCGTGCGCCGGACATTTCCAGTTTGCTAAAGTCGATAGCGCTGTCTACCAGGCGCTCTGTCTCATCGGCAAACTGGGCGTATGCCTTGCCACGTACCGGCCAGCGCAGCGTACCGGCCAAACCCGTACGGATAGGAAGCCCGACTTTGTCCCAAATAAGGCCCTTACGGATAGGTTCGATAAGTTCCTGCTGTGCGACAGGGATAATACCCGTATCGGCAAGCGCGGCAGTAGTCTGCGGGGTTACTTCGCGCATAAGCGCTACAGTCACCTTGCGGCTGTTCTCGCCCAGCAGATTCTCGCGCAGTACGGCGTCCGTATCTACGGCGGCGTTGTCTTTGAACTGCGAAGCTCCGTAGGCCTGCATCTTCATGCAGATAAATTCGTTTTCGCGGCTGAGCGTCTTATACTCTTCGGTTTCAGCCTCGCTACGCTCGCGGCCTTCCTTCTCGCAGGTGTCCGCGATTTCGTTAATACGGGCGCAGTTGGCCTGATACTTATCGGCTAATTCGCGCACGCTAACTACTTTTTCTCCGTTCTTTAATTTCGGCATAGTGAAAAAGATTAAACGTTAAACATATACTTTACGCGAAGCGGTCTGGCGCATATCCTTTACCTGTTCGCGGATAGTCTTTTTGTGTTCATCGGCCTGCTTACGCTTGTTGGCAAACAACTCGCGGGCCTCGGCTGCCTCTACGCTGGTGGCGGGGTAAGCGGGGTCAGCAGCCAGTGTAAAGTCGTAGATGCCTGTAATAACATTGATCGTGTAGGTAATTAGTGTCTTGCCATCAGACTGCTGCACGGTCCTTGTTACAAAGGCTTCGTCGTAGTAGTGGGTCGTAAACATAAAGCTACAACCGGCAATATCGCCACGTCTTACCAGCTCCAGCGCCTTGTCTCCATCGGCAGTCTTAGGCGCTTCGAACTCAAAGGCCACGCCCTTGTCGTCTACGCTATACTTCAAAGTACCGGTGCCCTTGTTGCTACGGGCCAAAATTAGCTGTCGATCGTGGAACATAGTCATTTTAATATCGCAGCTATCCAGTAGCTCCTTGGTCACGGCGCTGGGGGCTATAACTTCCCGCTCCTCTTCGTCGTCGTAGCTGTACAATACCTCAGACGGCGTATTAAACAGGATAGCGTAGCCGGTAATAGTACGGCTGCTGCCTTCCTCCGTCTCTCGGACTTGTAGCTGTGTTGCCAGATGCAGCACTCTTGTTACTAATTCGTTTTTATCCATCTTCCGTAGTATCGTTAGTGTTATCAGTTGGCTGATCCTGGCGGCTGCCTGCGGTCTCAGTCTCGTTAATTGCTCTGAGGTTGGCAGATACCAGTACCGTATCGCCGCCCTCTACGGCGGGTTTATTCTCTTCCCGGCGCCACTCGTTCACTGTGTAAATACCGGCGGCTATAGTCTGAGCCTGATACTTAATGCGACTATCCAGGTCGCAGGCATACAGGCCCCGCCGGTCAAACTGGAATTTACGTTTGCAGCACAGCGACGGCGCTACTAACTTTCGGTGCAGTTCGCCTTCAATCTTACGCAGCAGCGGGTTGAGGGTATTGCTGAGGAAGGCCACGTTAGCCATCTCGGCGCTCTTGTAGTTGTTGCTGGTATCGTCGAATACAAAGCTAGGGTGCACACCGAAAAAGCGGCAAATATCACGAACGCTAAATTTGCGGGTTTCCAAAAATTGCATATCGGTGCTACTCAGGGACAGGGGACTAAACTGCGCCTGCCCAGGTATAGACACTATGCGCTCTCCGGATCTAAAGCGCTCATCAAGATTCGTGGCGGTCTTTTGCAGTTCCTTGTCCTGATATTCACCGAAGCCTCGCACGCTAGTATCGTTACTTACGATTCCTCGTACATTACCGCCGTTGGAAAAGCGATTTAACGTTTCTCGGTCCCCGGTGGCAGCTATGGCTATGGCTGTGCGTGCATAGGTCAGGGTAGACAGACCTACTTTACCATCGCGGGTGTAGTTCTTGATATGTATAATCTCGTTCTCTCGGTAGGTGCCGCAGACGCCTGCGTACATATCATTAACTTTGTAGGTATCGGCCAAAACGTCGTGCGCCACGCAGGTAGGGTCCACCAAAGCCAGGCGTATAACTTCCAAAGTGCCGGCGGCTGCACTGTAAATCGGCACTACGTAGGCATTGCCACGCAGTAACAGGTATTGTACCAGCTGGCGCCAAAAATCGGATGCCGACATATACGGGCACGGCTGCACGTTAAGCAAATAATGCAACTGGCTGTTGGTGTCTTCAACAAAGATACCATCACGCAGACGCATATACTGCATCGGTAAGTTAGCCACGCTATCTGCCAGCAGATTAACGCAGCGGTACACAGTGGCTATAGATAGGTCGCTCTGCCCTGTTAAGTCAAGCAAATTAACAGCGCCGCCGCGGGGGCCTTGTGTGGGAAGGTCCGTAGTAGCGGCGCTGCGCCTAAAAATACCAGAAACAAAACGCTTAAAAATGTTCATGTAGGTACTACTTTACAACCTTCGTTAAAAACTCTGATTTTGGTACCAAAACTAATCATCGTTCGTAGTCGATAAATAACCGAAGGCACATTAGCATCGTTATCACGCCATCTATTTTTTGATCGTGCTTCCTCTTCACCGGCTTACAGTTCTCCAGTTTATCACTGTCTAGTACGGCATTGCCAAAGCAGTAAGCGTTAATCGGATTGTCGTTGATAAAGATATGCCCAGTTTTGGCTCCGTGTTCGAAGCTTTCCACGGGTGCCGTAAACGTGCCGTAGGTCTGCCGGATGCCCTTAATAACGTTGCCGGCTCCGGATGCTGCCAGCATATTGATTACGTCCTGGCTCTTCCACGGGTCATAACCGATACCCAGTATTCGGGCGCGGTCGTTCAGCATCAGCACATAGCTAACTATTTCGCTGTAGTTAATAACGTCGCCCTTGGTCAGTATCAGATAGCCTTTATGCGCCCACGTTCGGTATAGCTTTTCGTTCGGATGCCCAGCCAGCGCTCCCTCCGGAAAAAAGTAAGCCGTGTGGAAGCAAAAACTTTTCAGCACGGCGTCGTACATACCCATAGTGACTGCCGAAAAGTCGTCACTTTCGCTAAGGTCTATAGCTACCATCGCATCGGGGCGCCCCTTAATAGCGTCCAGTGGCATAGGCTTGCTGATATGCCGGGCCAAAGTGCTACTTATCCAGCTGCGCTGCTCATTCTCGGCATAGACGTTAAGTAACTTGGTCCTAAAGGCCAGCATCGCCTCTGCGCCGTCTCGTAACGCCTTCTTATACTCCTGTCGGTAGAAGTCTATACTAACCGTGATGCCCAAATGCGGGTGCACTTTGTACCACGTCATTTCGTCGTCCTCGGCGTCGTCTAAATCTGGTTCGAAGATATGCGCAAACAGGCTGTCGTCCTCGTAGTCACCCAGCAGCACAGACTTATACCCCTGTAGCATCTCGTAAAAGGGACCGTCGAAGACGTCAGACGCGGTGGTAATAATCGCTGTCAGCGGGTTATCTCGGACGCCCATAGACGTAGTTAGGACGGTTAGTAGTTCGCTATCCTTGGCCTGGCTAAATTCGTCCATAATAACGGTGCTAGCGTTCAGACCATCTTTGGTACGGGCGTTAGCTGTCAGGCACTGAGCAAAAGCGCTTCGGTCTTTACGTCGGCTCTTAATCATCTGCTCATTGACTGTGTATCTTCGTTCCTTCGGGTCCAGTCGGCGGAAGCAGCCGCGTATCACGTCAAAGCACTTCTTAGCCTGGTCGCTACTATTGGCACCCGTATAGCATTCGGCGTTGGCATCTCCGTACAGGACGTCGTAGATAGCCAGCGACGCCGTGCTGGTCGTTTTACTGAACTTGCGCGGTACGTACAGCACCACCTCTCTTACCACTCGCTTCTTGTCGTGCCAGAAGGCAAAGATACTGGCAAACTGGAAGCACTGCACAGGCGTAAGCTTATAGGTCTGCTGTCCCTTCTTACCGGGAAAGTATAGGCTTTCGTAAAACTCAATAAACTGCTGCACCTCTGTTACGTTGATGCCGTAGCGGTCGCACAGGCCGAAAAAGCGGGCCACCGCTAACTGCTCGTACAGGTTGTGTCCGTTCGGATCCGCGGCGACACCTCGCACGTAGCTATCCAGACGGGCGTCTACCATCGGCAGCCGGTACCGGTCTATATCGGTCTTGGCCAGCTGGTCTGTTACCTCTACTTTCGCTCGCCGCAGTCGGTCTTTTTCCTCCTCTGTCATACATTACTCTGGCTTAATAATTGTCGGTCGCTGTCGTCTCCTGGTTAGCTTCTTCGTCAGGTCTGCCAGCGGGTCCTCGTCGGTTTCCCCTGCCAGGTCTTCGGCAGTCAGGCCCAAAGACTTCATTTGCCGTGTTATAAGTTCCTGCGCTTCCTTGGCTATCTTAAAGACTGGGTGCGGTGCTAACTTCTCTCCGTACCTTGTGGTCTCCCAGACGGTAGTTTCCTCCAAGTTGTCTATCTGGTCGTTAGCAAGTTCCAAATTACGCATGGCACTGGCCAGCGATCGTATCTGCATTGATAGGCTGCTGCTGTAGATCTTGTGGGCCTTCATGGCCTTAACTATCTCCTTTTCATAGTCAGCTACTTTTTTAGCCATATTTTTACATTTTTTAAGTTTTGGGGCAAAGTCCCGCGATTTCAAAAAGTTACTTACAAATTTTCTGAGG